ATTCATAACAAAAGCGTCATTGACTGACATACAATATACTTCATCTATACCAAGTTCTTTAAATTGATTAAATGCACCTTCATAACCAGGTAGTTGTTGTGAAGAGCAAGTAGGTGTAAATGCACCAGGTAAACTAAATAAAACAACTTTTTTATCTGCAAATAAATCATCTGTTGTTTGATTTATCCAGTCACCTAATGCTCTAAATCTAAATGTATGATTAACTAATCTCATTATTATACAGTTCTGATTTGTTTTTTGATTTGTGCTACTAGTTTATCTTTTTTCAATCTTCTATCTATTTCGATACCTAGATTTCTACCAATTACTTCTAGTTCTTTTTTTGTCTTATGTTTAAGATCAGTTCTAGTAATTGGGTTAGTTAATTCTAGTACTGGTTCTGCTGGTTCAATCAATTTTTCTAGAATGTTATTAAAGAAATTATAAATTCCCATATCGTTCTCCTTATATCGGCAGTTTCGCCGTTTTCTCTTTTAACATATTAAGTCCCTGAGCTTCATATGCGATTTTTTCTTTTAATGTTTTATTAACAAGTGATCTTATTGTAGCAGGGTCAAGACCAGTCTTATCACAATAGGATACTATAGCGTCCATATATGAAGTCTTTTTCTCTTTAACAATATTCTCTATTATTAGAGCGAATTTATTAGGTGTAATTATATTATCCATAAGACTATTATATCACTTTCTATTTGGTTTGTCAAGCAGTTCTCTCTTTAAATCGTCTTTTAAATCACTTCGCTTAGGTTTCTTTTTATTGGGAATAACTTGTGGTCTATTCTTATTTGCTCTTGCGACTGGATTACTTTTAATTTTTTTCATCTTTTTATAAATAGTTTTATGTTCTCAATTGTCTTTTTAATTACTGCAATCTTTACCTTTGAAGGTATGGATCAGGCATACTTTACTTACCATACCGATATGGCATTTCTGTCAGAAGAATTGTGCGATAATCATATATCTAAAAAAGGTGAAGAAGTTATTGTTTCTCTAGAGGAACATTATTTAGGAGAAGAAAACAACTTTCCACCTAGTGTAAATAAAGATGATTATGTTGCCTTTAGAATCGAATGTCAACCATATATCTGGGATAATGAGTCTTTAACACCTATGAGATATAGACCAGTAGAGCCAAAAGAAGAACTACCCTCCGTTTGAAATTGTAAAGTCTGCGATTGCGTCTTTAAGTAAAGGTAAATAATCTTTCTTATCTTTCACAAATGTTTGCACAGCACCATCTTCTGTAACCATAAGAATCACTACTTGCTCAATGGGATTGCCAAATCTTTCTTCGTACATTTCACAATAAGCAGAACATTGAATAAAATAGTTCTCACACCATTCTTCTTTCTTCTCTTTTGTGGATGTTTTAAAATCAATAACAGATAACTTACCATCATATTCAGCAATACAATCAACTCTACCTGCAATCTTGTACTTGTCGCTATACAATGCTGCTTCTTGTAAAACAATATTATCTACATTATCAAGTTCATCTTTCATTATCGTAAACAATGCAAGAGGTAATACTTCTTGTTTTGTTAGTTCTTCATTGTTAAGATAGTTCTCTATCAATGTATGCACAGCAGTACCTCGTCTTGCAGCTGATCGCATTATCTGATTTGCAACATCATTACCTACATGGGCACGCCATTTACGAATACCCTCTTTACCTCTATCTGATAAGACGGTTGTAATAGAAGGATACTTCTCACCTTTTGGCGTTATGTAGTATCGCTTGCCATTTATGGATTGTGTGTTTAAGTCTGGACCGACCTGAGATGGGGCGTTATGCTTGAAAGACTTTAGACTATAATTGTCTTTCATAAATTTGTTTAATTGATTCATAACTGTTATTATAACAGGATATGACTAGAAAGTCAAGCAGTTATTTTAATTCGGAGTGTGAATATTGAGTGCCTGTATCAGTCTTTTTAGCAGATAACACTTGTTTTCTATTATCATCACTATATGAACAATGAACCCAACCACTATTTGGATCGCCTTCGGTATAAAACTCTAATATCAATTGGTCAAAATCTACATTATCTCTAATCCAAATCGCCAAGTCTTTATTATCGATACCTGTTATTTCAAAATCTGCTGCTTGTCCTTTAGCGTGTTGTGATTTAGAACTTGAACCGATTGCTTCGCATAGTTCAGGTGACCTATAACCACTTGTAATTCTAACAGACTTACCAAAATGACTTCTGACTTTTTGTAAAACATTTTCGCATAGTGCTTTCATGTTTTCTAAATGAACATCATTAGGTGTATTGTCAATACCTTTTCTAACTGCTGTATCTGATTTTGTAAATTCGTTTAGACTAAAGTTTTCACTTAATTGCATATTATTTCCTTACTGTTTTGATTATTCTTTTATTATTTTATCACAATGTTTAACACCTGTTTGATCGGTTGTCATCATACATTGTTCTAAACTGCAGGTATATTGTACTTGATTGCCAGAATTGCGTTCGGCTAATCTTTTGGCAGCAAGACAGGTACTTAAATTATCTTGATGATACCAACCTTCTATATTTTTATTACCACCATCATAGATGTATAAACTAAGTATGATAACTGTTTCAATGAGTCCCATTTTTTCTGTTCTCCAGATCAATGATACGATCTTCGTGAAATTGAATAGTCATATCATTTTTCTCAATGTTAGGTATCTTAGACTCTATTGTTTCTTTTAATTTTTCTACATCACCTGCTAGATATTCAGTAAGCATATAAAGTTCTTGTATCTGTGGAGAAACCATGTCACCTTTTGGCACACCTTCGATAAACTCATTTGCTGCTTGTATATCTTTTTCAATTAATTGTAATTGTGTTTCAATAGAGTTAAGTCGCTCTATAACGCCAAAAGCAAACCATGCACCTACGATAACGCAGGATATAATAGAAATTAAATTTCTAGCGGGCATACTAATAGAAGTATTTTCAGATACTTTCATATTAACCTCTCGTTATCTCTACTATTTTTTTTAGTTGTGTTTCGATTACACTTTCTCTATTTGGCCAATAGATGTAATCTTCTGGTGATTTTGCTAATTTAATCAATAAGGGGATTATTAATTTTTCTAACTTAGCATATTTTTCTTTCTGATCTTTACCTAGATTATCTTTTCTTAAATCGTACTCATCATCCATTTGCTTTTTAGCAATCTCTAATTCTGTTTCATTCTTTTCTTTGATTTCAGATTTAGTTGAATTGATTGCTGAATAGATTCGATCAAGTTTACCTTCGATTGTAGTAAGAACCTCTTTAGATACAGCTTTCCCTACACCATCAGCCGTTTGCTTAACAACTGCCTTAGTTGTTTCTGAGTCTGATTGTGCTTTTTCTGAAGGTTTCTCAGCAACTGAGGAGAATCCCCAATCACCACCTGTATCAAAACCATCTAAAAAATCAAAGTCTGCCATATATATTCCTGTTTGATCAGCGCTGATCTATAACGCCTTATCGGATTGACCTTACAACATCTGACCCTTTTTATCTAGAATGAGTGTGTTAAGATATACTCGATAGCATTAGTACTATTATTTATAATACTTATGCCCCACCACCCTTTACTTTACGGTCTCTGTGTTTTTTTATTACCTTATCTATCTGTGTGTCTTTTACTGACTTTTTACCATATCGTTCAGCAAGATTACTGGCAGGATGTGCTTCAGAAATCTTAGACATAACTTCTTTCCAACCAGAGTCTGTTTTACCATCTACTGATCCTACACCTGATACTATATTCAGTTGTGATGGTGGTAATAGTTCAATGTGTTTTTTCTTGACAAACTTTTCCATTTCAGCAATGGTCATTAAATCTTGCCATTCTTCATTTGTCTTTTTGTTTCTAAAATTATATGTTGGCATTTATTCCCTCACTATACCATTCAGGTACACTTGTCTTCCATGTCGCAAAACTGTTCTTGTATTTGATATAATAATCTCGATAGGCAGTAATACTATCTTCGTGCTTTACATCATCTGGCATTGCTTGTGTTGGTTGATTAAAAGGAATATTTAGGGGTATATTTTTAGGTGGGTTTCTTAGTAGTTCTTTAAGTACAACATATGACTTATGATCTTTACCATATCTAATTTTAAATTCTTCGTGTAGATGAGACCACATTTGATACAACCACCAGTAGTTGTAAGCACTCTTTCTAACCCAAACAGCACTCGGGTGATTTAGATGACACGCTTTGTAAACAGTTGCCTCTTCATTAGGATTATCTAATCTGTATCGAGTTACTTTTCTACCTGTCTTTGATTTAGCAACATACTCTTGACCATCAAGCATTCTATGAGCAGTTGACATTAGTTGAGCATACTCGATAAGCATTTTAACCACATGCTTATCTAAGTGCTGTTCAGCACAGGTCTTTGGTTCTTCATGTAGATAAAATATATTCATTCTATAATTTTGTTTCGATTATTCTCACCACTAGATTTTCATAGTTAGGATTAGTTGAAAACTTATCAAGATACATAGCAAGTTCTACCGCTGTGATATCTGGATTTTGTTTTCTTGCTTCTCTAAGTTCTTCATATGCCCATACTTCATTGATGATACGAACATAATCTCTAACACTAGCACATTTACTCTCATAAACTTTTACACCCCACCCTGGCCATTTGTTTGGATCCCAAGTGATAGGTAGTAAATGTTCTTGACTCTTATCAAAAGTTCTGATACCAAATAGATTATTACCTTCATTCGCAAATCTAGATTTACCCCAAGCAGACTCTAGTATTGCTTGAGCAAGTATAAGTTTTCTAGGTAGTTGTCGTTCAAGTGATACACTTAGATAAACATAATCAATACAAGTATCTAATGAAGCAATAAACTGCTCATTTGTATCTGAAATAATATCAGGTTCTTCTAATGCACCTCGTATATCATCTATAAAGTCCTGATCTACTTCAGGTACTTCTAGTATTTCTATCTCAACAGGTTCGATTTCTTCTACATTATTATAAGAATAATTTAGAAATGAATAAGTTAATATTGTAATTACAAAAGCAATTAA